ATGAAGAGTGAGCAGCCCCTCGATTCCAGCCCTCGGGTCATCCTTCAATGAGCCGTCTTCTGACGATACAACCTCTACGCCTCCTGTGAATGTTCCGAGCGGAACAAGTCCGATTCCGCAGATACTAAAGAAGAGGAAGCCATTTGGGGCGGGGGTGAAGAATCCCGGAGCCTTGAGTGCGGCGATTTCGAGAGCCAAGCGAGCCCGTCAGACTGGGCAGAAGTGGGGAAACTAGGGTGGAAGTCACCATTGGGCAATATGCCAACTTCTATACGGAATGGTGGGGGTTCAAGGATGGAACGATGCTACCTACCGATGATAAAAGAGGTAACCATTGGGTCAAAGTTGAAGGAAAAACTATGACCTGCGAGGAGTTCAATAATGCCCACGGGGAATGAATTCACCGATGTCAGATTCGGCCAGCAGGATGAAACCTATAAGCAGACCGACCGCGAGATGAGCGGAGGGATTGAGCCGCAGATCGGCGGAGGACTTCCAGCGCCTTCGGCAGGCAGTTATCCTCTGGTTTATGATTCGCAGGCAGGTTCCGAACCAAGCTCACCGGATTTGTATCCTCAAAGGGTATTCACAGCCATTCCTGCCACAGGCCCAGCGGAAGACTACACTTCTCATGGTGGGAGCCGTGGCGGAGAGTATGGTCAGGTCAACCCTTCGATGACCTTGGGAAGATATTATTCCGGCGACAATATGGTGCCTGACTCCGTGCCTTCCAAGCAGTTCTCCTCGGACAAGGAAGGAGACCCGAAGAAACTGGTCAGGCAGGCGGTAGACTGCATCAACTCCCATGCTGACCTGATGAATGCTTATGGGTATCATCAACCTGTGGCCACACTAGGCTCTCATCCTTGGTTAAGGGATGAACTGACAGTGACTTCCGAGATGGAGCCGGGGAATGCCGAACCGATTCCGGGGATGAAAAACCCCTTCAAGGAGTAGCGCATGGCATTGAAGACGATCGACGTATCGAACTATAGCGCCCGTAGCATACCTTTATTCGATGCCATTACGACCTCGGCCTCGGGAACAACAGTCATTACGGGAACCTTGCCCGGAATCGACCGCTTTACCTCCTGTGAGCTATTTTTGGTGGTAACCGCAACTTCGGGCACAAATCCGACCCTAGACGTGTATGTGCAAAAATTGTGCGCAGATGGGGTAACGTTTACTGATTTGGTTCACTTCGGGCAGTACACAACCGTCAGTATAAATGCCTGCTCTTCTCTTATCTCTCAGACCGCCAATCCTTACACCGCGACCAATGCGACCTTGGCGGCGAATACCGTAAAGCAGGATCACATTGGCAATACATGGCAGATCAAGTATGTAGTTGGCGGAACTAGCCCGGTCTTTACTTTCCAATTATTCGGCAGTTTCTACGAGTGACCTATGTCTAGACGATTCATTGGATTGGTTTCTGGCGGCGGTGGGGCGGGAACGGTCACCAGTGTTTCCGGGACAGCCAATCAGATTGACGTAGCCACCGGAACAACCACTCCCGTAATCTCGCTTGATCCTGCCATTACCCTCCCGGGAACGATCAATAAACTGACTCTGACTGCGCCTGCCACGGGAGCCACCCTGACGATTGCGGACGGAAAGACCCTTACGGCCAGCAATACGGTAACACTTTCAGGCACGGATGGGGCTAGTCTAAACATTTCCAATGCGGTCGTGGCTTCTTCTCCGGGAGTTGGTCTAGCACACTTTGCAGGCTCTACCCAGACCGTTACCAGTTCCGCCGTGGCTTTGGCTACTGCCGATGTGAGTGGAGTTCTTCCAATCGCAAATGGAGGTAGCGGGGCCGCTACCTTTGCCGGGAATAAGTGGTTTGGAAATAATACAAGTTCTACGGTGGCCCCGGCAGCATCCTCTATTGGCTCAAGCGACACTTCTGTGAACTGGTATGCCGTCGATACTGGGGCGGTGAATGCCTATGTGGTTTCCCCAACTCCGGCACTTGTCGCCTTGACTACTGGGGCTAGTGTGTTCTTCAAGGTTCTCAATGCCCCTACTGGGGCATCAACCATCAATGTCAGCAGTTTGGGCGTAAAGAATCTGATGAAACAGACCACGGCGGGAGTTGCCGCCTTGGGTACGGCTGGAGACATGAATACCTCCGGCATTTATCAAGCCATCTATGACGGCACGGAATGGGTATTGCAAAACCCGTCTTCTATGGTTTCTACCTCCGGGGCTTTGGGGGCTTTGGGGATTATTACAGGAAATTCAGCCAATCAGATTCAGGGCACCGCGCTGATAAAACTAGACGCCACCAAAGCATTTTTCGCAACTTACAACAGCGAAACTACCGCAGGACTAGGCGCACCATATGTTCGCGGCGTGACCTCCCAAAAGTCAGAAACCACTACCGCCGATGCCAACGTCCTGACCGTGACTCCAGCGGCGGCAGTCGGCACTTATCGCGTCAATGTGGTCATTAGCGTTTCGGCGGCAACTTCGGGAGTGATTGGGTGGACTCTAAGCTGGACAGATTCCAATGGAAACGCCCAGTCAAACATCGCACAATCTCTTTTCCAGTTGGGTACGGCTTCCCCAGCTTTGACCTTTACAACCTCGGCAGCTGGGAACTACAGCGGAAGCACCGTCATTGATGTAAACAATGCGGCGGCTGGAATAATCGTGAAGTGGGTGGGGGGTGGTACGACAACTGCGAAGATGTCCGCCGTGATCGAGAGGCTGCAATGAAGACTTTACAGGCTATTTTCCTTGCTGCGGCGGGAGTAGTTCTTGTTGCTCTGTTGATACTTCCTCGCGGAACTAACGCCTCATTCCAGTCGATGCAGCCTATTTCAGGAACGCCCTCTGGTGCTTGCACCCCGCCCTTGCTCAATGCAGATGTGAATAGCGCCAGAATGTATTACTGCGGGGCGGATAACGTATGGCATCTTGGGTTGGGGCAGGTTGGGTTTGTCTCCTGTATGCAGGCCACCTGTGCTTCGAGTGCAACCACGTTCTTTACGACTTCAGCTACTACACTTTACAGGATCAATGCCTCGGTAGCCTGCACGGGAACTACGGCGGCGGCGACAGCCATCATGGTCATCAAGTATACCGACCCCGGGAGCACTGTGCAGACAGTTACTTTGGCCACTGCAACCTGTACGGCGTTAGGCTCAACTTCGATTGCAAACCTTGAACAAGGTGTAATGATTGCCACGGGAACCAACGTGCAATACAGCGTGACTGTAGTCAATGCTCCCAACTATCAGGCTCGTGCCGCTGTTTATCAGGAAGGGATGAACTAAATCTGCCTCCAAATTTCACGGTCGAAGAATGGCGGAAGATGCGGCAGTATGGGAGAACTTCGCTACTTTATCTCTCGAACAACGTTTTAGGCTACAAGGACGTTTCCAAAGAGGTTCACGGGCCGCTGATTAGATGCCTCCAGAAGTTCAAAGGTGGAAGAGATTGGACGAACACTCGACATGTTGGTGACAAGCTGTCACCGGGTACTTTTAAGGAACTAGTCGAAGGCTATGAACCGGAAGTCCCAAACTTCTGGGATTTGGAAACTCCGCATGGATTGAGAAAGACCCTCATTTTGATGCCGAGAGGCCATCTCAAGAGCACGGTGATGATGGCCCATATGATTCAATGGATTCTGAACTACCCAAATATCAGGATTCTGCTATCTTCGGGAACGGGAGATCAGGTGCATGGCTTCCTCAAAGAGATTAAAGGGCACTTCCAGTACAATGACATGTTTCGATTCCTGTATCCGGAATTTTGCCCACCTGCGAAAACTAGTAAAGACTTCGGTAATCAAGATCAATTTACAGTTCCTAATTGTAGAAGGCCGAACGCCAAAGAACCTACGGTCGGAACGGTTAGTGTTGGTGCAGTCGTCGCGTCAACACACTATGATGTAATCGACAACGACGATGTAGTGGACAAAGAAAATGTCAGAACCCCAGAACAAATCCTCACAGTTAAACAGCATCTCGGAATGCTATGGCCTCTTCTCGAAACTGCGCCTAACAGCGATACTCGCCCTATTGGATACCAAAGAGGGTGGTGGTATCTCGTGGGCACAACATACGATTTTTCAGATGCCTATGCCACCGTCCAAGACGAAGAAGACAAGAAAGAAACGAAGACCTACTTCATCTATAAGCAATCGGCAGTCCTTGAAGGGGAATTAACGAAAGACTTGTGCAAGGCAGACTGCGGGATTAAAGAGCCGCACATGCTGTACAAGCACTGTAAAGTCCTGTGGCCTGCCCGATTGCCTGCGGAAGGGCTTTTGGCGATTGCGGAAGACCCTTTGCAGGGCTGGTCGGTGCTGAGTTCGCAGTATTTGATGAATCCGATCCCAGACAAGGCGGGGCTTGTGGAGTCGATGGATGAGATTGTCTGGGTGCCTCCGAAGGCGATTAAGGAGCTATATGCCTACCTCTCATTGCACATTACTGTGGACTTGGCGGGGATGGAGCCATCCACAAATAAACTGGCGGATAACGATTACACCGTCATCAACCTGCATGGATTTGGACATGATGGAACGCTATTCATTCTTTCAGTCTTGCGAGGAAGGTATACGCCATTTGAAGTTATCGACCTGCTTTTCAAGTTGGTTGCCATACATCCTCGCGTCATGGATGTCAAAGTCGAAAAAGAGGCTCACGCTCGT